GAGTCCTATCACCTTGCGTGGAGTGCGACGGTGTCATCGACCCGCAGCGTGAAGCCCTGATCGATGAGTTTGTCCGCGTACGCGTTGGTGTGGTGCCCGCAGAACGTGAGGGAAAGGTGCCTTATGCCCCACGTTGTGTAGCCCTGCGCCCGGCAGCGGTCGCAACGGTCTTGGGCTGTGTGCTGCATACCGGCCACGTTTACCGCCTCTGCTAGAAACGCTGCATGGGGTTGATCTTAGCGCTCGAAGGGGCGGCAGCCCAGAGGGAACCGCCGCCCTTTCGCACAGGTCAGGCGCCTGCGGGGACCTTCGCAGCCCGACGGGCCTTGAATGCGGCCTTGGCCACCGCGAACGCGGCAGGAAGGGCCGCCAGCAGGGCCGCCTGGGTCGCGGCGAAGCTGTGCAGGTTGGTGACGTCGGCCAGCTCCAGACCCAGGAAGGTCTGGACGTAGGTAGCGCCGGTGCGCTCCGCTAAGTCCCGCAGGAACTCACGGTTCAGGTACTTCTCCACAGGGTGCCTCTCACTCTGTTTGCGACACGGGGCCGCTTACCAGCCCCGCTGTACTGGGATCCGCACGATGAATCCGGGTGGGACGTCGGCGGCGGCAGGGTGGCCGTGGAGTTGAGCGATGCGGTCGGCGTCCTTGTTGGAGGGGGCGATCCAGCCGCAGGCCCGCATGAGGAGTCGTAGCGGCAGCCCGGGGAAGACGGTGGCCACCTGGTAGGGGATCTCGCCTTCGGGCCGCTTGATCGGTGGTGTGAAGGCTTCCGGGATGTACCTCTGGTAGGCGTCGGAGGCGTACTCGGGCCACATCTTGAGCCCGTTCATGTACGTCAGGGCGACGGCGGCCAGGCACTGGTGGGTGAAGTCCTCCAGGAGCCATTCACGGTCGCGGGGGGTGCCGTGGCCGGTGGCCTGGGGCCGGGTCTCGATCTGGAAGCAGCCGACGCGCTCCTTCTCGTCCCGGAGGGTGACCAGATCGCTCTGGGCCTCTCCCTGGCTACCGGAGGCGGCCAGTGCGATGGCGGCCAGGGTCTCTGCGGTGTCCGGCTCCTGCCAGGTCCGGGTGCGGGCCCCGGCGTCTATGAGGGCCTGCCGGAGCTGCGCGCGGTTGACCTGCATCAGTCGCCGTCCCCTGACGCGGGAGGAACGCGGACCGGCTCGTCGTCGGCGAAGGTCCACAACAGGGCCTCCAGCTCCGGAGGGGTCCCGTGTGTGGGGTTCACGGCGTTGCGTCTCATGTCGGAACGGAGGTCCAGGATGTGCCGGAGAGCCAGCCGAAGTAATCGTTCCATCTTGACGGTCTTCGCTTCCTGGACTTCTTGCCGCTTCTCGAATTCTTCCATGCGTTCGTGGTACGCCTTCTTGAATACCTCGAACTCGCTGCTTTTGAGTTTCCGGTCTTCCGTGGCCTTCGTGTTACGGGAGGCGAACCGGGCACCGCCGTATAGGCATAAGCTCCCGACTATTGCTGCCCCGGCGCTGACGAGGCTATCCGTACCACTCACTTGATGTGCCTCTCGGGACTGTTTATCGGTTTAGCAGATCATACCAAAGCAGGCCATTTCGGCCCCAGCCTCTTATCCGGCCGGAGGGGGCTCCGAGACGGTGAAGGTACGGCGCCCATTCTCCTGGGCCACCGCAGTGGTGTACGTAACCCACGACAGACCGGCGCACGCGGTCTTCAACGCGACGCACAGTTCATCGATCTGATCCTCTGTGAGCAGCATGTTTGTGTTGATCACGCCGTTCACCGCAGAGCCGTCCGTACCGGCCACGGTGTAACTCACCTGAACCTGCGTGTCCGTCGGGGCGTAGTCCGGGGACCCGCTCGGGTAATGCCGTACAAGACTCATGGGAATTCTCCTTAGGCCAGCTCGGCTGTTCCGCCGAGACGGATGAAGTTGCTCGCCGCCCAGGCGCCACCGCCCGGAGTCGGAGAGGCCCCGATACGGGAAAGTGCAGTGCTGGTATTCGACGTGTACGACCAGAGGGACAGGGTGGTAGCTGTTTCGGCCTGACCCACCACTAAATACCGGTTTGAAGCGGTAACGACCTGACCAGGGAAAGGTGTGACAAAAAGGCTGCTAGACGCAATGCTGAAAGGCAGTCCGGATACCGTCCAAACGCCGGTCCCGAAAGTGGTGTCCGCCGCGATAGAGAACGAGATGTAAAACAGGACGCTCTTGCCCTGGAGCTGGTAGCGGACCCACAAGGAACCGCTGCCCAGGGAGAACGTTCCAGACGCCGGGGTCATCGTCAGGTTGGTCTGCGTCCAGGGACCTGCCTGAACCAGCGTCACCCAGGAGGTGCCGTTGTAGAGCTGATCGGCCTTCAGGTCGACCCGATAGCAGCGGTCACCATTTTGGGGGGAGGGGAACGCGGCGGTCCGGGCCGCCTGATCGGCCACCTGAGTGATCACCAGATGGTCCACCGTCAGGGCCAGGGCCTGAACGAGGGGGTCCGCCGTGTTGTACGGCAGGTGCGCGCGGGTGGTGAACGAGGGGAACCCGGCATCTGCGGACCGCTGCATCTCGATCGCCTTGGTGGCTGCGAGGTCGACGGACTTGGGGGACAGTGCCCAGCGCACTCCCGAGCCGGTACCGAAATCCAGCCACAGCGTGCCGATGTAGTTGTCGGGGCCGTAGAAAGCAACCTGCCCGTTGGCGTCGGAGGTCACCGAGCTGATGGCGGTACCGGTGACTGTCTGAAGATCCGTGATCAGGAAGCCGCCGGAGCGCGAGTTGTAGACGGCCGCCCCGGCATTGAGAAGGGGCTGCCCGTAGGGATTGACGACAGCCCCGTCGCCTCCGCCGCCGTACAGGTAACGCGCCATCAGCAGACCCTTTCCCAGAACCAGCCGTGCTGGATGACGATGTTCGACGCGGACGCGGTACCCCATTGGACGCCGAAGTGGAGGCTCTGCAACGTCGTCGTGTCACGGGTCGCGGTGGCCGTGCCGTCCGTGCGCACAGCGGGGTCCGAGCTGCTGAGGGTTCCCGAGGACGTAATGGACGTTTCGGTGCTCAGGTTGCCGAACCAGGTACCGCTCGCCCCGGTGGTCAGGATTGTGACGTGACCCACGGCTCGCCACGCACGAAGGGTCGGGGTCGCGTTGGAGATGGCGGTGAAGGCCCCAGAACCCAGGATCGTGCCGCCGACGCCGCCGACGCGCAGACGGAAAGTCACCGTCGGGGTCGTGGATGCGGCTTGGATGATATTCCCGTATCCGGTGACGCGGAACGTCGCTCCTGCGGGGCTGTTCGCAGGCACGGAGAGTCCGGACAGGGCTGTCTCGGTCGCCGTATTGGAGACGGTGACGGTGCCGCCGACGGAACCGAAGCTGGTCGCGAAGGACGTGCTGCGCCAGACGCCCAGGCTGCCGTTGTACGTCTGTTCGGTGTTCAGGTCGGTGCGCCAGCAGCGGTCACCACTCACCGGGGACGGGAACGCTGCGTCCCGGGCCGCCTGGGACGCGACACGCGGGATGACCAGTGGGTCGAGCTTGGATGCCAGCGCCTGTTCCAGTGGGTCGTTCGCGTGGTACGGCAGCGCTGCCTTGGTGGTGAAGGATGCCCCGGTGAAGTCGGCTGCCCGCTGGACGGCAATCGCCTGTGCAGAGGCCAGATCAACGGCTTTCGGGGAGATGGCCCACCGGGGTCCGACGCCGAAACTCAGCCACAGGACGCCGATGTACGCGTCCGGGCCGTAGAAAATTGCCTGTCCGTAGCTGTCGGTCGTCACCGTCGTGATGGCCGCGCCGGACATGTTCTGTAAGTCTGTAACGCTTGTTCCGCCGGTCCGGGCGTTGTAGACCGATGCAGTTGCATTGGCGTAAGGCGCGCCGGACGGCTGGATGATATCGCCGTCTCCGCCGCCGCCGTAAATGAAGCGTGTCATGGATCAGGTCCCCTCAGGCGCCAGGAAGGACAAAGCCGTCGAGGCCGACCCATGAGGTCTGTACGCCGGTACCGAAGTAAGCGACGATGTTTCCGCTGGGGGGGATGGAGAGCTTGCAGGTACCGGGAGGTGCATTGGTACCGGAGACGGAAATGGGCACGGCAGCCTCGTAATAGGGCTGGATCGTACTCAGGGCGACGGCTGCGGGAAGCGATCCGAGGGTGGTAACGCTCGCGATGTTCGTGCCGTTGACCGTGGCGATGTTTCCCCAGAGGGTCCAGGTGTTCATGGCCGAGTTGTAGACGGCCACAGGGTTTTTACCGTTGGTGGCTTGGAATCCGTCGGCCAGGTTGATGGCGACAGGGGTCGGCGTGACCGGGGCGGTCCAGACCGCCGACCAGATGGAGGTACCCACGTCGGAGGTCTTGACGTAGACCCCGACAACCTCGGTGGTACCGGAATCTCGGACCACGCAGATGACACCGGACGGTGCGTTGAAGTACTTGCTGTCCCGGTCCGTCGTGGATGTGGCCGTGAGAATGAGCCTGGCATCCATGGTGGATACCAGTTGGGTTAACCAGTAGGGGACGTCATTAGTGCCCGCACTGTCCGGTACCGGAAGCGTTGAAAAGGCACTGTATAAGGCTCCCATGGTTTCCCTCCTTTACTCTCGATCAACTATACCGATTAAAGCGCCCGGAAACCGCCGGAGAGCTTGCTGAAAATCACGTAGCTGGCATCCCAGGGGGTCGTGGTGACCGGTTTCACGGCGAACCCTTTGATGGTCGGGGTGACCGCTGTGATTGCCGTCCACCAGTCCCCCGGGATGCGGACGATGCGAACCTCCCCGGCTTCCAGTTGGAAATACACGGGGCTGAAAGAGTCCGTGTCCAGGGTGATCTGGGAGGACCCTGACGGGAGGGTGTTGTAGTTGTGCGGGCAGAGCTGGAGCTGAACGGCTTCCCGCTGCCCGTGCAGGGTGTTGACCCGGGCGACGTACACGTACATGAGCACCTTGGTGGTCCCGTTTGCGGGGAGGGTGTTGTTCGTGCCGTTGTAGTAGGACCAGGCCAGAAGCGCCGGTTGGTCGGAGGGGGCGGCTGTCTGCCCTACGTAGCCTTCGAATCCGGGGTCGACTGTTCCCCGGGAGCGCAGGGTGGTCATGTCGTAGACGGTGTAGCCGGAGTTCTGTGTGGACGGGCCGGTCCAGGCCGAATCGATGCCCCCGGAGCGTCCGAGGACCAGCCAGGCGTTGCCTCCGAGGTCGAGTACCTGGACGACGTCGCCTATGTTGCGCTGGGTGTAGGACGCCAGGCAGGGCACGCCGAAGATCTGGGAGGTGCCATAGGACAGGTTGACCAGGCCGTCTTCGCGGTAGGAGGAGACGGTGGCGCGGATCGTCTGCACGGACTTGCCGGAGGCGGTCAGCTTGGCCAGGAGGCTTGCGGCATCAGACATGGATGGTGATCTCCTGCTTCGTGCTGCGGGTCGTGTAGGAGGCGGCTCCGGTGCCCCACGAGTAGCTGATGGCGTCCACGATGTGGCGTTCGTAGCGGCCGTCAAGGCGGCTGACGATGATGACGTCGCCGGACTCCTGTGCTGGGTGGTAGCGGCCGGTGAGGGTCAGGGTCTTGGACTCGCCCATGACGTCGGCCAGGATCGCTTTGCCGACGCGCCAGGCCTGCCGGTCGTTGATGATCAGCGGGGAGTCGTACTTGTACGGCTTCACGCCGAAGTGCCCGGCCAGCTCCGGTTGTTTGATCGGGTCGGGTCCGGCGTAGGTCTTGGAGCGCGGGTCGTCGTCCCAGACGAAGATGGGACCGACGGCGTTACTGCCGTCGGCGGGCGTACCGGTGACCACCACGAGGTTGTAGACGCCGCCCCGGTCGTAGGCGAACGCTGAGGCCAGCTTGGTCCGGTTGTCCTCTGAGACCGTCCACACGGGGTCGTCAAGCAGGGAAGGGCGCCGGGTGAAGGTGAAGGCTCCGGAGGCGTCACAGAGGGCGTCAGCGCCCAGCGCGGTGGCAATGGAGGCGTCCGAGGACGTGCCGTGGATGACCGCCCAGCGGTCCGAGTCCACGGCCATGGAGACCATGCCGGTGCGGTAGGCCAGCCGCTCGTCCCAGTTGAACCGTGCGTCCGGGACGGCCTCGGTGATCAGTTTCTCCGCTTGCCTGCGGTATGTCATCGACCGGCTGTCCGGGAGGTTGCGGGCTACGGGGAACTGGGAGTCGATGACGTCCTGTTCGAAACTCGCGCCGTCGATCACCAGGTTGTTGGTGTTCTCCACCACGGAGGTCACCGAGTACACCCCGGCCGGTAAGTACTCCGGGGAGGATCCCAGGAAGTAGACGGCTATGCGCAGGCGCAGGCGGCAGCCGTAGGCGTGGATCCCCTCGAAGCCGACGGTGACGGTTTTGGCGACGGTCGCGCTCAGGGTCCAGCGGGTGGTGCTGGTGCGGTCCTGGGTGTGCTGGCCGCTGACCACGGTCAGCGGGTACCAGGTCTTCCAGTCCGGGGACCACTCCAGTACCGGCTGGATCTGTAAGGCCGTGCCGTCGGCCATCGCCCGCGCGAGGCGGTCGGAGTGGGTGAGCATCAGATGTTCTCCATGCTCACCGAGTCGAAGTAGGCGACTTGGGCGGCAGCGGTCGCGGTGATGACGACGTTGCAGATGGCTAACGCCGCCCCGGGTGGGGGTGTGACGGACAGGGCAACCCGCGTCCAGGTTCCGGGGGTCAGGGCGACGCTGCGGCCCCATTCGGACAGGGAGTCGGTGCTGAGGTAGCCGCCCGCGCCGTCCAGCCAGTCGATGAGCAGGTCGGTCATCAGGCCCGTAACGGAGTTCACCCACATCGAGTACGTGTAGGTACGACCCGGGGAGACCCGGAACTGCGGGATGCCTGTGGCGCCCATCAGTCCGGCTGCGGTGGCGGTGAGCCTGCGGGAGTAGAGACCCCGGAAGGGGAGGGCTGTGGTCCGCAGGATGGTCGTGTTGCCGTTGTAGGCGTTCCAGCCGTTTCCGGGGGCGGATCCGCTTTCGCCCTCGGAGGTGTAGGCGTCCATCATGTTGCCGCCCTGGATGGCGTCGAACGGCACGGGCAGGACGTCGGAGAACAGGGCGGACTGCGCGGAGTCCGCTGCGAACGTGTAGGTCGGGTTCGTGACGGTCTGTCCGTAGGTGTTGGGGCGGCCGACCTCGATGAGACCGAGCTGCCACAGGTACACGCCCCGGCCGGTGGTCGCGGACTGTGCCGCGTAGGAGACATCGTCCACGGTGAAGTAGCCGTCAGGGCGCTCCCACAGCGACGACTTGCGCATGATCACGGTCTGGTTCAGCAGCTTCTGCATGGCTGCGAACTCCTGCTGGCCGACCGTGAGGACGGAGATGGACGTACCCAGCCCGTTACGGGTGTCCGAGGTGACCACGGGGTAGGGGCTGCCCAGCGCGGTCTGCTTGTCGGTGCGCCCGTTGTAGCTGCCGCTGAGCGTGCCGGTTCCCCGGGCCTGGATGGAGGCACCGGGGTCTTCCAGGTTGACCAGCCACATGTCGGGTGCCCGGTAGCCGCCTGCCGGGGCGGAGGTGGCGATGGAAGCCTGGGCAGACGGCTGTGCAAGGGCGCCGGTCGCGTCGACCGGTACCACGTAGTAGGAGACGGCCTGGCCCAGGGGGGCCTCCTGGTCGTACAGCCACCCCTCCCCCGCGTAGTTGAGGTAGGGGTCTCCCCCGCGCACGGTGTGCACGGTGTTGTCGGCGTTCTTGCGGTAGACGGTGCACCGGAAGGGGCTGGACCAGGAGGACAGGTCCAGGCTGTAGTCGATCTTGATCCGGACGCCGCCGAACGTGGGGTCGTCAATGGCCCGGATGCGCCCGTCGAACGAGGTCGCATCGACGGTCGAGGAGGAGACCGGGGAGGCTACGGGGACTACAACCGGCATGTCACTTCTTCTTTCCTGCAACCGCCACGATCTCGGACACCTTTTCCTCCACGACCTTTTCCGTGTGGGCCCGGAACTTCTTGCCGTCGATGGTCACCATAATGGTATGCGGTGCGGTGACGGTTACCTTGGCCCCGGCCAATGCCTTTGACTGGGCCTTCAAGGTGCTCAGGCCGAAGCCGTCTTCCGCAGCGGAATCCGCGTACTTTCCCGAAGCCGTTTCCAGTTCCTTGTACGTGGAGTTGAGCTTTTTCAGGTCGGCGGCCGTGGAGGTGCGGGCCAGGGACTGGGCGAGCTGGCCGCCCTGCTCCGGACCCATGGCGGCGATCTGCTGGATCAGGCCCTGAGACATGCCGAGCTTGGCCAACGTGTGCAGGTTGACCTGGAAATCCTTGATGGCCTTGATCTTCGCCTGGAGCTGCTGTGTGAAGCTCGCGGCCCGGTTGCCGGACAGGCTCGACAGGGCGCCGGTCTGCATCGCGGCATCCTTGTAACCGGCGCGGGCATCGGTTGCCACCTGGATCTTCGCGTCGATGGCAGCCTTCTTGCCTGCGATGTAATCCTGGGCCGCCTTGCGCTCCTTCGCGATTTCAGCGTCGCGGGCCTTTTTCTTCGCGGCGGCGAGAGTAGCGGCATCCTTGCGCTCCTGCTCCACGGCCTTCGATGCGTTCTTGTACCTCTTCTCATTCAGCTTGATCAGCTTGGTGTCGGAAGCTATTTCCTTGTTGGCCTTGTCGATCTGCTTGTCGTACTTGGCCATTTCCTTCTTTGCGGCGGCCTGCTCCTTGGCAGTCGTCGCGTTCAGGTACTTCTTGTGCGCTTCGTCGTATTTCTTCTGTGCGGCGTCGCGGCGTGCCCTGTCCCTGTCGCGCTCTTCGTACGCCTCACGGACGACATGGCGCTGATGACGGGTGCCGGTGCCGGAGGCGTAGCCGTGAAGGCTGCCCATGGCGGCCATGTGCATGGAGTCACGGTGGTTGTAGACGGTCTCGCCGCCGTGGAAATTGACCAGCTCGGGGCCGCGTTCGCCGACCCAGGCCAGGCCGGAGGCCGCCCCGTCGGTACCCGTCCAGTAGCCCTTCGGAGCCTTGTTGGCGTTGGCCTGCTGAACGTTGTTGATGTTGCCGTACCGGGACACGATGTACCGGATCGCGGCTGCGACGTTGGCAACCGGGTCGGTGATGGAGCGGTCCGCGAGGGCCGCCGGGACGTAGGCGTGGAAAGTGCCCGGAATCGTCTGGGCCAGGCCCTGTGACGGGTGGCCCGCTTTGGCGTTGCTGTCCGTCAAGTTGATCGCGTTCGCGTTCCAGCCGGATTCGCGCGTGATCAAGGTGTTGAGACCGGCCTGCCAGGCGCCCTTCGTGCCGGGCGGGGGGACGTTCGCGTACTTCATCGCCGAGTTGATGATGGCCAGGTGGCGTCCCTCGGGGATCTTCCCGCCGACGGCCAGCGCCTTCTTGTCCTCGCGGTTGACCCAGCCCTTGATGTCCTCCAGGGGCTTTTTCATGACCCCACCTGCGAGGTTGCTCCAGTCACCGCTGCCCGGAACGATCTTGTCGATAGCGCCTTCGGCCTTGTTGATGACCGGGTTGACGATGGCGGCCAGCGCACCCAGGGCGGCGTCCTCCAGGGCGTCCAGGCCCTTGTTGGCCGCGCTCTTGAGGGCGGAACCCGCATCCGAGATCCAGCCGCCCACGCCGAAGCGCCCCGTCGTGTTGGCGCCCATGACGGGGCGTCCGCCGTGCAGGGAGGACCGGAACGCCTGGACGGCGTGGTGACCGCCCATGGCGGCGACGTCCTCGCGGGTGAAGACGTGTTCGTCCGGCATGAGGACGGCGTTGACGGAGTCCTTGCCCGGCCGGGAGCCTGGGGTGTGCGGGACGGGACCACCGGCGGCGAAGTGCGGGATCTTGTCGGTGTTGATCCTGCCCAGCGGGTTCTTCTGGTGGACGAAGCTCGCGATCTTGTCCATGATCTTGTAGATCGCGTCATTCCAGACATACTTGGCAACCCAGTAGATCGGGGTACCAATCGCCTTCTTGACGTTGTCCCAGACCTTCTGAATGCCCTTCCACGCCGAGTCGAAGGCGTCGATCAGGCCCTTCTTCATCGTCGTTCCCCAGCCGGGGATCGTCTTGGTGAAGAACGTGCCCATCGGGGAGAAAACGTTCTCCTTGATGGCCCGCCACTTGTCGCCGATCCAGTCCTGGATGCTCTGGAAGACCGGCTTGATGGAGCCCTGCCACAGCTCCCGGGCCCGCCCGGCAACCGCGTCCCAGGCAGGCTTGATGATGTGGTTGTAGACCCACTTGAAGCCGTTCGCCATCGCGTGCCAGCCGTCGCCGATCCAGCCGAACACCGGACCCAGGGTGTGATTCCACACGGCCTTTCCGGCTGAGGCGAAGGCGTCCCAGGCAGGCTTGAGGATGTGGTTCGTGACCCACTTGAACCCGGTACCCAGGGCGTGCCAGCCGTCCGAGATCCAGCCCAGCACCGGCTTGATCCCGAACACCCACAGCGCCTTGATCGCCGCCTCGAACAGGATGAAAACGACCTTGAAAATCGTGGAGTAGACCGTCCACCAGATCTTGCCGAGGAAGATGAAGACGTCGGCGATACCCATGATGACCGGCTTGATGTAGCCCCACAGCCAGGCAGCTCCGGCCGCGATGCCGTTCCAGACACCCTTGATGACCCCCCAGACCTTGGTCCAGTTGGCAGCGATCCACATGACCGCACCGAGCGGGCCGAGCAGGAGGGCGAGCAGGCCGAACTTGCCGCGCAGGAACTCCACGGTCGCGTGGAACGCGGACTTGATCTTGTCCCACACCCAGTGCCAAAGCTGCTGGAACCAGGTGGTTTTCGTCGCAATGATCACAATGACCGCGACCAGCGCCATAACGCCCACGATGATCACACCGAGCGGGCTGATTGCGAACGCCAGAGACAGAGCGAGCCAGGCGGTCTCCATCGCCCCGATGATCGCGACCAGGCCTTCCCAGACTGCCACAGCCACGTTCCAGCCGATGATCGCCAGCTTCCACGCGATCATGGCGTCCGCGATCAGCCGGATCGTGCCCGGCGGCAACGCGTTGACGATGTCCACGATGGCCCTGCTGGTGATACCGATCACCGGAGCCAGCGCGACCGCCACGTCGGAGAGCGACTGGAAGATCTCACCGAAGGCCTTGACCGCTGCGGGCTTGACCTTCCCGACCGCGTCCGCGATACCGCCGATCACGTTGGCCAGCGCCGCACCGTTGGACTGGCCTGTGCCGGAGAGAATGTCCCAGACGTTCTGCGTCAACCTGAGCAAACCGGACAGGATCGGCCGGACCTGCGTCCAGGCGCGCTTCACGGACTCCTTGAAACGCTCCGCTCCGCCGTTCTTGCCCCACTTGTCGGCAGCCTTCCCGACACCCCCGATGTACTCGGACATTTTCAGCGCCCACGGACCGAACGCCCGGATGATCGCACCGCCCGCCGTGAGGAAGCCCCGGAACCCTCCGATGGTGTTCTTGAGGACCGGAACGCCGTACGTTTGCAGGAAGGTGACGAACCGGGTCAGGCCGTCGCCGCTCATCCAGTTCTTGAGGGCGTCCGCCACGTCCTGAGCGACCGGAGCGAAGTCCTTGACCAGAGGAATGAGCTTGGGCAGGGCCGCAGCAGCACCCTGGATGACCGTGGTGACCGGAGCCAGCGTGTACTTGCTGGTAGCCCCGATGAACGACTGCCAGGCACCCTTCGTCTGCTCGATGGACGCGTTGAACTTCTTCTCGGTCGGGGTGAGATCATCGATGGCCTTCTTGTGGGCCTTCTCCGCCTCCGTGACGTCCAGCAGCGCCTTCTTGTACGCATCGGTACCCGCCGTCGTCCCTGCAAGGCGTTCCTGGGCCTTCTCCAGGGCAATCTGGGTCAGGTCGACGGCCTTGGCGTGCGCCGTGGCCTGCTTGACCGCACCCATCGTGGCCATGCCGTAGATACCCATGGCGCCGCCCGCCGCGACACCGAACGAGGCCACAGCGGCTGTTGCTCCGCCCAGCAGCGTCGTCAGTGCGGGAAGCTGAGGGAGAACCGAGGCGATGAGCCCTGGAAGGCTGACAAGGGACCCCAGGTGCAGATTGAGGGGGTCCTTGATCCGCCGGACACGACGGGTGGTGTCGTCATCGTCGTCGTCCGGGTCGCCGTCACCGAGGTCCGGGACATGCGGGGCATCCGGGTCCGGATCGTTGTTGCTCGGACTCACCCGGGGACGGGGACCGCCGCCGGTCGTGTTGGTCCGGATCGTGATCGGAGCGGCTGCGGCGGCCCGAAGGGCGGCGAGAGAGGCAGCGGCTGCGGCCGTGTCCACGTCAGCGTGGATCGTGATCGTCCGCGCGTTCATGGCGGTGATCTCGGCATCTAGCAGAGCAAGTGTGGCGCGGGCAGCGGTGTCATCGATCTGGGCACGGATGTTGATCGTCGTGCCGTTTAATCGGTCTGCCTGGCCCTGTAACGCGGTGAGCTGGGTGGCTAAGCTGTCGTAGCCCGATAACGCGGCAGTCACGGAGACGTTGCGTAAGCTGGCTAACTCGTCCTTCAGCGCCTGAAGTTTGGCCTTGGCCTCGGTGTCGTCCAGGACGATTTTCGGGCTGTACTTCTGCTTCTGGAACTCTTCAGCGTCCTTCTTGGCCTGCTGAAGTTCCCTGTTGAACTCAGAGCGGTCCAACTTGAGGGAAGCCTCGATCGAACCGGCATTATAAGCTCCTGCCACTGGCCCGACCTTCCCGTTGCCCTCACGTACCGCATTGCGTTGCGGATTCCAAGATTACCTGCTAAAAGGGGCGATTAGCCATAGCCTAAAACGCTCGTGGGGTCGGAGCCTTTTAAAGCCCCGACCCCACGATCTCCACCCGGCACGGCGAGTCTTTTAGGCCCCTGAGGGCATGTCGTCCCAACTGGTGATTTCCTGCGCAGATCCTCCGCCGGAATCCCCGTCGTCGTCGTTGTACTCAGGGTCCTTGTTTAGCTGTTCGATGTACATCCGCTGGTCGTGCCAGGGCATGTCATCCCACTCGCGCCGAGTGATGTGGAAGAGTTTCAGCACCGTGTAATACAAACGGCGCTGGTCTTCTCCCCCGGTCAGTCCTTCGTAGCGCCCGTCAATTTTCCCGGGTTGAACTGCTCCTGGAGCCACTTCGAGAAGAGCACCTTGTGGCGCCACGGGAGCTTGGCCAGGGTCTCCATGGAGGGCATGTTCTTGCAGAGACGGGCGGTCAGCTCGTCCATGCGCTTCTCCAGCTCCTCAGCGCGCTCCGAGACGCGCTCCAGGTCTTCGTCCCCTAACGCGTCGGGGTCGATCTCCTGGACGTCCTTGTACTCGCGGATGACCGCCATCACGGCCTTGCGGTACCCCGCCATGGCCTGCTGGCTGGGCTCGGGAACGGTGCCCGTAGCCTCGGGACCCTCCACAAAGCCCGTGAAGTCGTAGTCGAGCGGTTCGACCGCCGTCGCTGCGTTGAAACCTGCCATGGTGCTGTAGCCCTTCTCGCTGTGCCGGGTGAATAGTTCGATGTGAGGGATCACGAAGGCCCTTTACGGGAGGGCTGCGGCCACCATTTCCTGGATGACGACCTGGTTCGGGGCGCAGGTGCCCTCGAACTGGAAGCTGTACATGCGCTTCTCGTTGGACCGGCGGAAGCTGGTGTCGACGTTGGTGCCGACGACGCCCATCGGGATGAGGTACCGGCGCCAGAAGCCCTGGACGTTGATGGTCTCCAGGCCGATCGCCCAGTAGTTCAGACCGTCCTGGAGCGTCAGGGTCTGGTAGCCCGGGATGCCGGACGCCGCTGCGGTGGTGACGAGGCTGCCACCGCCGTAGGCCCACAGTGCGTGCTGGAGGTTGTCCTCCGCGAGGTCGCCGGTGACCTGGTAGCTGTGGCTGTCGGCGATGACGAGCGCCGGGGTCGACTGCTCCTCGATGTTGATCGTCTTGGTGGACGTTCCGACCTGGAGCTTCCAGCCCTGGTCGGTGGCGCCGAGGTTCTGCCAGTTGCCGCCCCAGTCGGAGCCCTTGGCGACGGTGACCGCCGGTAACTGGGCCGGAATGAGGGCGTCGTACGGCTGGATCCAGGCACTCGCAACGCCGACGACGACGTTTTTCGGGTTCACTGCTCCGGGCGTAGTAATCACTTCCCTAAATAGCTCTCCCCGGCTAACCCGGAAAAGAGTCGTTTTCTTGGTCCGTGTTTGGTCGGCCTTACGCCCGGACCTTAAAAGCCTGCCAGTGGCAAGTATAAAGTCCTAGGTGATACTTGCCAACTGTCGGAATTTACGGGGTTTCGCGGTACCTGATGCCGTACTTCAGGCACATCATGCGCACGATGTCCGCATCCGCAGGCTTGTAGGCGGTACCTTCCTGAACCAGGTCGGGGAGGCCGATGTTCCCCAGTTCGAACCGGGTGTTCGGCTGGTTCAGGTAGAGGTAGACCAGCGGCTCCGGCGCGGCCGGTCCGGTCTCTGCGGATACGACCTTACGGACCGAAGCCTTTTCCGTAGGTGCCTTTTCGTCTGCCATGGGGAGTCCTTAGCTCTCGTAGATTCCGGATTCAGCTTCGACCACGTACATGGCCTGGAATGAGGGCCGGTTGGCGCTGTCCAGCGGCTGTCCGGAGGGACTGCCCTGTGGCGTGGAACCGAACCGGGAGATGTAAACGACTTGTTCCCCGCCAATGATAGGGCGGCCAGCGTTCATTATCACCTTGTCGATGTCCCGGGCCATTTGCTCGGTCTCGGCGAAAACGGCGTTCCAGGTAGCTGAATTGAGCCCCAGACGTCCGATGGTCTTCACCTGGAAGACGCGGGCTTCGATGTGCCCGTCGACCAGCATGCCGCCCCCGGGAACCGGGGTGACCACCAGGTACTTCCGGGGCTCCGACGGCGGACCCACAGGGCCCTGGTAAATGACCGGAGGGTCTCCGCCGCCGATGTCCTGCTCTCCCAGCCAGGTCATGAAGTCAGAAGTCAGCATCGAAGATCCCCAGCGCCTTCAGTTCCTGCTTGGCCTGTAGCTCCTCGGGAGAGAGCCTGTGGACGTTCGGTGCCCGGTGGTAGACCTGGTTCTCGCCGTCCAGCACCTCGGGGGAACCGGAGGCGCGCAGGTCGTGGAACTCGCGCGGGGCCAGCTCGAAATACTCCGAGTTGAGGTCTTCCATGCAGTCGGCCATGGCCTGCTGCATCGCCTCCCTGCCGTCCAGAATGGCGTCCGCGAGCTTGTGGAGGCAGTCCGGGTTCTTGTTCAGGAGAGCCGAGGCCAGGGCCAGTTCGATGCCGCCTCGCGGGTGATTGAACCCGATGCCCGTTTCTTGATAGTGTGCGTAGATTTGGTCGACTGTGAGAGACCCCGTCAGGTCAGTCTCCGTAGCCGCCAGAAGCTCTTCGATCTTCTCCCCGAAGGACCCCATCAGGCCCACCAAATCGGGGCGAGGTCGAAGTCACCCATCGAGAACATCGAGCCTTCGTAGTGGTTCACGACGGCCGGGTTGTCGGTGCGCTGCTGCGAGCCTGCGCCCGGCAGCGACAGCATGATCTCCCCGGTACGGATCTTCTCCAGGGTGTTCATCGCGCTCTGGGCCTTCACCTGCACCGGGTGCGTGGGCTGAAGGGGAATGCTGCCCAGGTAGGTGATCGTGGCGTACGAGGCCGCCAGGTCCCGGGAGATCATGCGGACGATCGGCGGGACGGCCCCGCTGTCGATCGGCAGTGCGTAGCGGGCGGTCAGGTAGCCGTCGATCAGGGCGTCGGCTTCATCGATCTTGTCCTGGATGTCCCCGTCCGCCATGGAGGCGGCGGACGTGGGGTCCAAGAGGCCGCCAGCGGCGAGGGCCGTACGGACGCTTACCAGTGTGGAATACGACATTACGGCCCTCCCCTCGTGCTGGTACTACTCGGCGGACTTGGCCGGACGGCCCGGACGACGCGCAGGCGCCTTGGGCTCCTCCGGGGCTTCCGGGGCTTCCGAAACCTCCGGAACCTCGCCGGGCTCACCCGAGACCACCAGAACACCCACGCCGTTGCGGACGTGGTACTCCGCCGTCGACCTGGGAAGGGCGATCTCCTCACCGGTCTGGATCGGAAGCAGGCTGACACCTCGGTCCGGGTGGAAGATCGACGTGTTCGGCCGGGTGACCCGGAACAGAACGTTCTCTTCTGCCATTTATGTGCCTCCTTGTGTCGCCGTGCCGGGCTTTGAAATAGCCGCAATGGGTCTTATCAGACAGACCCAATTCTGACACAAAAGTCAAGGCCGATCTATAGCAGGCTATTTCCCTGGGACGTACTTCTTACCGTTCAAGATGTCCGACAGAAGGGGCGCCGAAATGCCTTCCAGTTGCGCAAAGGCCGTACGTGTACCTCCGTGAGCTGCGAACTTGGCCCTGATCTCCTCCGCACGCTCTACTGTCATCTTCACCCGGGGCTTTCCACCGGACGGAATGTAATCCGGGTCCACCCACGTCTGGTTCGCCAGCAAGTACGTGATCGTCGCCTTCACCACTCCGTACTCTGCGGCCAGACCATCATGACGGTAGTTACCCGTGGCGTACTTTTTCCGGATAGACCTGACCTTGGACCAGGTCAGTTCAGCAGCCGGGTTGCCCTCTCCCCGACGATGCTCCCCGCCCAAGTCGCTGAGCGGCGTGTACTCGGGGTCTTGCCACAGCTTGTTCTGAAGCACTTCCTGCACGGTGGACCGGTCAATCTCGAACCGCGTAGCAAGGTCGAGCTGCGTCCACTTGCGGGTGGCGAACAGTCGCCGGATCCGGGCAGCTCTCTTGCGATCCAGCTTGGTCGTCCCGTTGCGGGCCCTGTCGTCCGACTGCTCGGGCTTCAGACCCCACCGCAAGTTACTGGCGCGGTTGTTGAGCCGGTCGGAGTCCAGGTGCCTGACCTCGTGCCCCGGCGTGGGACAAGGGCCGTGAAACGCCTCGCAGACGAGTCTGTGCACGGGCCGGGAGTGCTTCTTCCCGTCCAGATGCACAGTCACCTGCAAGTAGCCCCGGTTGCCGACGATGGGCTTTACGACCGAGAGGGGGCCTGTGACCTGCCCGTCTTCACGGATGCGGTACTGGGTGAACGTGGGGTGTGTGAGTCCCTTCATGGCGCCAGTGTAGCGTAATAACTAGCACGAAGAAGCCCCCTCGGTTGAGGGGGCTTCTTTACGCCGCTGACCTGCGAGTATCGATCAGATACCCGTTATCACGCGTCCCGCTTTTGGCTGATCGAGGAAGATCGCGCTCTGGCGGACGACGTTGCAGCGCCACGTCTCGTTGGTGGAGTTGTGCTCCAGCGGCGTGACGTCGAGGGCGCGCTCGTCGGCGATGCCGCCGATGGTCTTGGCCTCCAGGAGGATCGCGGAGTTCGCCGGGACGCGCCACGACTTGACGATCTTGAACTGGCCGAAGAGCAGACCCGGCAGGGTCAGCCGGTCGGCGGACGCCGTACGGTCGGAACCGACGAAGTACTTGTTCATGTCGGAGTTGAGCGCCAGGTCCATGGCACGCGCGTGGTGCAGGATCAGCGTGTCCGGCTCGAAGCCGAACTTGGCGACGCCCGTCTGGTTGGTCGACTCCGCGTCGGCGAGCTGGATGGCCAGCATCGCGTTCGCCAGCGTGGAGCGGACGTCCGTGGCGGTCGCCCAGGCGGTACCCGAGGCGGTCGACGCGAGACCGGCGATGGCCGCCGAGAGGAACGCGTCCTCCCAGGCTGCCTTCATCGAGTTCACGACCTGCGTGATGCTCGTGTTGACGCGGTCCATGTCGTTCCGGCGGCGCATCTCCTCGGTGAACTCGATACCGAAGGCACGCTTGATGGTCCGCGCCGCCTTGCCGATGCCGAGGTTCGCCGTGATCAGCGGGATCTCGCCGCCCTCAGCGACCACCGAGGGGCCGCCGTTGGCGTAGAGCGGAGTGGACTCGTTGTACAGGACGACGCCGCTGGGGACGTCCTGCACCTTGCGTAACACCGTGTCGGTGATGAACTGCTGGTCGGCCAGGGAGAGAATGCGCTCCTTGATGACCGCAGGCCGCTTGAGCAGGGTGTTGACTGTGAGGCGGTAGCCGTCGTTGCTGGAAACGGTTCCGACCGTGGTCTGAGGCATGTCTCAGTCGTCCTTTCGGGATTCTTCTCGGGATCAGACGCCGAGACGGAGGTCGACCGGGCCGGTCGAACCGTTGGAGATGGCGGCCTGGGCGATGCCGATGATGGCCGCCGGGGAGTCCGTGCCGGACACCCAGGGAACGACGGTGCCTGCGGCACCGGCCTTGAGGACGTCGAACGCGGCGACGGCGCCACCGGCCAGGAGGTTCCAGACACCGGCCTTGGAGATCGCGACGTAGTCCGTGATCGTGGAGGCGTCGAAGGCCTTGCGGGTCACTCCGGTGCCGTACGTGATGTCCGCGTCCGGGACGGACGTACCGACCGCGTCATCGGTGGCGACGCCAGCGACCTTCAGGGAGGTCACACCGGCTTCCTGAATCTTGGTGGTGCTGGTCTCGGTGACGAACTCAACCAGGCGCCCGGCGCGGACGGCACCGGAGCTGATGACCTGGAAGGTCTGCGGGGAACCGGACTTGAAGACGGGGCTCACACCCATGATCTATCTCCTTCGAGAGGTATCTGCCGGGAGCCCCGGTCAGTGACGGCCGTACTGCTCGCCCCACAGGGACGCGAGCTTCTTGTCTTCCGATGCGGCCATGGCCTCACGGTCGTCGCTCTCCGGGGAGTAGCTGTGACCGCGTTCGCGGGCCAGGTCGATGTAGCCGGTAGCCGAGTCGAGTAGCTGCCGGACGATGGCGGAGGCGTCGACCGTTTCGATCCCGCCCACCTGGTTGGAGAACTCCAGCGTCGCGGCAGGGCCCGCGATGAGGACGGGCCGGGCCAGGTCGACCAGCGCAGCCGGGACGCCCTTGCGGACGTATTCGGCCTTGAGCGTGTCGAACTGCTGGAGGGCCAACTGGTGCTGGAGCGTCGCGACCTGGTTGGACAGGCTGACGATCTCGGGGCCTGCCTCGTTGGAGAGGCTGACCGCTCCGGCTCCGACCAGTTCCCTGGTGGGCTCGGTCTCCGCTGCGGCGGACGCGGCTTCGGCCGCTGCCTCCTCGGCGACGGCTTCGGCTTCCACGGAACCCTCGGAGGCTTCGTCCTTCGCGCGGGCGGTCTCCCACAGCGCGGCGAAGTCCTCGTCGGAGAGGTCGTCCAGGTCGGCTGCGTCGGTGCCGAGTGTGGGGTCTTCGGTGCCCAGGCCGCTGTTGAAGTCTCCGGTGCCCAGGCGTTCGGCCAGTTCGGCGTCGGTCGGCTCGGTGTCGGCAGCAGGCTCGGTGTCGGCAGGGACCTCGGCGTCCGCGTCGGTGTCGTCCGTGGAGAGCCCCAGCTCGGCGGCCAGCGCCTCCAGTTCGGCGTCCGTGAGGTTTTCCACGGCCGCCTCGATGTCCTCCTCTGAGGGGAGGTCCATCTCCACGTCGTCGGTGTCGAGGTCCAGCAGACCCGGCCCGCCCGGCTCTTCGATCAGTTCGTCGGAGTCGTCGGCGTCGATGGAGGCCTCAGCGGTGTCGGCCGGTACGAACGCGGAGGCGAAGATCGCCAGTTCGTCGTCGGTCATGTCGAGCGCTTCGAGGTCTTCTACGGTCATGTCGGTAGCCGTGGCCACCTGCTGTAAATGGTCGGCACGTGTGGCCATGTGCTCTAACTCCTCGTATGAGGTCGCTGACAGGTCAATCACGTTTTCGACGGCCACCCCGTTGGACAGAGCCACCTCTTCCCAGGTGCCGAGGCCTGGAATGACCGGGTCTAACGTGCCCAGAACATGCTGAAGCGCCCGGGGGAATTGCTTCCCGTCCGAGCGCTGGTAGTTTTCAAGGATCCGAGCGGACACGCCTAACTTGGGGTTCTGCTCCAGAACCTTGGCAGCCTCAGGGGTGACCTGGATCGTGGCGTACAGACCGTCCGAGTCGACCTCAACACTCTGCACCTCGCCCCGAAAGCGTTCCGGGTCGAGTGTGTGCGAGTTGTTGGTGTCAGCCAGCATGAAGGCAACCTGGTCGTAGGCGCCCGCAGTGAAAGAGTTCGCCAGGTCAGCGAGGTAAGCGTCATCGAAGGAGATCTTCCGGCCCCGGTAGTTGATCGTGGCCTTGGGGAGGATCCTTTTCCGGTACACCTTGTTGGACAGCGCGACGGCGTCACCGTCATCCTGGGGGGATAACAGTAATTCGCTCTCGGCCATCCTCATACCTCGCTTGCCTTATTGACTGCGCTTCATAGTACTGAATAATCCTAGTATTGGCTATCATCCCGACCCGGTTCAAGCAAGGGGCGAGACGGGGTGAAAAAGCCCGTCCGGAAAACAGGCCATAATCAGGGGTTAGCTGACCCGCACCACTTCAAGCCAGCTACCCGCGCCTAATACGGCGGCTTGTCCTGCGGTACCGCTGGCAAAGGTGAGCACGAGGTTTCCGGCGGTCGAGGAAGTAGTCAACTGTCCGGAAAGAAGAGCCGTTTTATTCGCTCCGGAACCCGTCCACGAGTCCACACCCGTGAGGGTCGCAATGCTGGTGGCCGTCGCATCGCCCCAGACCATCGTTGCGCCTGCCGGGCCGGTGAAGGAGTGCGTGAAGCTCACGCCCGAAGGGCTCTGGATGACCAGGAATGCCCGCATCTGGTACGTAGCCGAGGCCTCCACCGCAACCGTCAGGTAGGTAGACGCCGTCTGTGTCACCGTGCTGTTGCTCTGAAGAGCCGTAGCTATTACGGGCACGGTGTTCCGGAGAATGATGTTGGCCCCGTTGGACTGGCGGACCTTCACCACCCCGCCTTCGGCGTACAGGATGGCGCCGGAGGGG